TGTATTACTTGACGAAACAGACGGATTGCCAACTATACCATTTAATGAATCTGTAAGGTTGCGTACTAGAACAGGCCATCAAATATTATTACATAATTCAGAAGACTTAATTTACATAGGTAATGCCAGAGGTAGTTCCTGGATTGAAATGTCTTCTAACGGTAAAATTGATATCTTTGCAGATGACAGTATATCTATTAGAACTTCAGTTGATTTAAACATAAGTGCAGACAGAGATATCAATATGTCAGCAAGTAGAGATTTTAATGTTAATGCTGGCAGAGACTATAAAATGACAGCGGCTGTAAACAGTGATGTAAAAATTGGTGTTAACAGTAAAATTGATGTTGGTGCAGATTTAGATCAGTTTGTTGGCGCTAATCAAAAATTATTTGTTGGAGGATCAGGAGACTTAATAGTTACTGATGCTCACTCTATAACAAGTAACGCAACACTTGATATTCTTACTGTAGGTGATAGAAAAGATAAACAAGCAAACTTAGATCTTAATACGCCAGGATATAATTATTTTACAGCCGAAGGCGATACACAAATATTAAGCGGCGGAAACCATATCGAAACAGCGACAGAAATACACATGAATGGTCCAGCAGCAACTTCGGCGGCAGAAGCAACAGAAGCATCTCAAGCATTAGTAGCAGCGCCTGCTTTATTCCCTGTTAGAGTTCCACAACACGAACCATGGTTAGGACATGAAAGTTTAGATCCACTAACATTTACACCAAGTAAAACTAATCCTATTACATCACCTAGTCCTACATTAAGGGAGTCAACTCCACTAGTTAATGATGCAAGAGACGAACAGCCCGTAAGTGGCGAATATAGAAAAACAGCAAACGCTGATGGTCCACAATCAGTAGTTCCAGGAGAAGTAGGTCCAGTTGGCGATCAACCTGCTAAACCTGTACCAATAACAGACTTACAGCAATACTTCTTAAATCAACTTATAACAGCACTTGGTCTTGATCCTGCATCTTGCTTAAACAGTGCTAATCCTAATAATAATCCCGAAGGAGTAACAGCAGGTAATGCAGAATACCTTGCAATGGCAATGGCACAGCCTCAAGCAGAGTGTAGTTTTAAACCTAGAAGTGAAAACTTAAATTATAGTGCTAAACGATTACGTCAAGTATATCCAAGTCGTGTTAAAACAGACGCTTTTGCACAAGAACTTGCAAATGCAGGCCCTGCGGCAATTGGTAATACTTTATATGGTAATAGATACGGTAACGCTCAAAATGAAGGTTACAAATATAGAGGTCGAGGACTAATACAGTTAACATTTAAAGGCAATTATGAAACATACGGAAAGAAAGCTGGAACACCGCAAATTGTAGATAATCCTGATCTAGTAAATGATCCTATCATTGCAACTAAAGTTGCTGTTGCTTATATTAAAAGCAAAGGTATTAGTCCAGCAGAAGCTAGTTTTTCGGCATTAGGTGAATCGTTTAGAAAGGCTGTAGGTTATGCTAATCAAGGCGGAGCAGAAACAAGCAGACGTATTGGTATAGGAAAAGGATTTTATAGCAAGATAGTTAATGGCGAACTTGTTCCACAAGCATCATTAACTACAGAGCCCGCAGGCACAAATATTGAAGCCGGTAAGCGGGTAGACGAACCAATATCTGCTCCTGCAGCTGGTCCGCAATAGTAGGTAAATATAGACATGAGTACAAAAGAAAAAAAATTATATAAAACAGTAGAAGTTAGTACAAATAAGAAGCCACGAGCTGTAGTAGAAAGCAGGGCGTATAGAGGCATATCAACGACTAATCCAGAGAACTCTACTAATACACTTTATGATATTGCACTTATTAAACAAGACCTTATTAATCATTTTCACATACGTCAAGGTGAAAAACTAGAAAACCCCGAATTTGGTACTATTATATGGGACGTACTTTTTGAACCTCTTACAGAAAATTTAAAATCTGCAATAGTAAAAAATGTTACACAGATTGTTAACTTTGACCCAAGAGTATCAGTAACAGCAATTGATGTAGTACCATACGAAAGCGGGCTACAAATAGAGTGTGAACTTACATATTTGCCGTATAACATATCTGAAAAACTACAGTTCAAATTTGATGAAGATAATGGACTTACATAACAGAAATAATATACGCACTTATCTAGATGTAATAAATACACTATAGCGAGGAAACACAATGTCGTCAACAGATAGACAAAATAAATTATTAATTTCAGAGGATTGGAAAAGAGTCTACCAGTCCTTCAAAAATGCTGATTTTCAGAGCTACGACTTTGACAATTTAAGACGTACAATGATTAATTACCTAAGGAAAAATTATCCTGAGGATTTTAATGATTACATTGAATCAAGCGAATACCTTGCATTAATTGATTTAATTGCATACTTAGGACAAAACCTTGCTTTTCGTGCAGATCTTAATGCAAGAGAAAACTTCTTAGAATTAGCAGAACGCAGAGAAAGCGTTATACGTTTAGCAAGACTACTTTCATATAATCCTAAACGTAACCAATCTGCTAACGGTCTTCTTAAAATGGAAAGTATTAGTACGTCAGAAGATATTATAGACTCTAACGGTAATAACTTAGCAGGGCAAACTATAGTATGGAATGATGTTTCAAACCAAGATTGGTATGAACAATTTATTAAAGTTTTAAATTCTGCATTACCGGCTAACGGTGTTGTTGGACGCCCAGTTAAGAAAGATACAGTTAACGGTATAAGTGCAGAGCAATATAGATTCAATGCACTTAATACAGATGTTCCGAACTTTGGCTTTACAAAAAATATTAGTGGACGAGGAACGTTATTTGAGTTAGTATCAACAAACATTGAAAGCAATGAAATTTTAGAAGAAGCTCCGCTACCAGGAAATAATTTTGCGTTTGTTTATCAAGATGACGGACAAGGCGCTGGCAGTAATAACACAGGATTCTTTTCACACTTTAGACAAGGATCATTAGACCAAGGTACATTTTCAATTAGTACACCAAGTACTAATCAAACAGTAAATCTTGATGCTATTAATGTAAACGATAGTGATGTTTGGTTGTATAAATTAGACACCACAGGTAACGAAACTGAACTTTGGAGTAAAGTTAATTCAGTTGAAGGTAACAATATTGTTTATAATAGTTTAAGTAAAAATATTAGAAATGTTTATAGTGTATTAACTCGAGTACAAGATAGAATTAGTTTAATTTTTAGTGATGGTGTATTTGGTACGCTACCTAAAGGAAACTTTAAAGTATATTATAGAGCAAGTGATAATAGAAGTTTTGTAATTAGTCCTGATGAAATGACTAATATAAACATTACTATACCTTATTTTAGTAAAACTGGAACAGAAGAAACTTTAACAATAGAGTACGAACTAAAATACACAGTTGATAATTCTGCTGAAAGCGAAAGCAATGACAGTATAAAATCAAATGCTCCATCTACTTACTATACACAGAACAGAATGATAACTGGTGAAGATTATAATGTTGCTCCGTTATCAGTAAGCCAAGAAATAGTTAAAGTAAAAGCCGTTAATAGAACATCAAGCGGCATTTCAAGATACTTTGATTTATTAGACGCTACGGGAAAATATTCTAAAACTAATTTATACGGAAAAGACGGCGCAATATATACACAATACTTAGATAGCAAAGTTAACTTTACGTTTACAACACGTAATGATATTCAAGGAACTATTAGTTCTACAGTTGAACCGTTATTGCTAGATCCGTCATTAAGAAATTTTTATTATACTAAATTTCCATTACAAGTAGTTACAGACTTAAATGCACAATTTGTACAAGTAACTAAAGATCAAAATATTTCTACAGGCTACTTAATGGACTTGCAAGGAGTAAAATATACATTATCAACATTTACTGGTAGTACATTAAAATATATACAACCAGGAGCAATGGTTAAATTTGTTTCGCCCGAAGGTTATCACTTTATGCCTGATGGTACATTGATGCTAGACGAGGTAGGAAAACCATTACACTCGGGCGCAACCAAATATATGTGGACTAAAGTTTCCGGCGTTAATGGAAACGGTAAGACCAATTATGCTGACGGTAGAGGTCCAATTGTATTTAATGATGTAGTTCCAGCAGCACCTGCAGGTACAAATGCATATCCGGTAATTGAAAGAATTATTCCAAAATTTGCAACACTACTTGATACAGATATTCAAACACAAATGATTGATCAAATATTCCAATATAAAACTTTTGGATTACGATACAGTGTTAGTGAAAATTTATGGCGCCTAATTACAGAAAGTAATTTAGATAAAACATCAGCATTTGGTATGGGCAAAACAGGCGATACTAGTAATCAACAACTTGATAATAGTTGGATGTTATTATTTAATACAGATGGCGAAACGTATACAATAACAACGCATGGTCAAAGATATGTGTTTGAAAGTGATAAAGAAATTAGATTTTATTTTGATAGTAGTGATAAAGTATTTGATCCACAAACAAATAAAATTGTTAAAGACAAAGTTAGAATTATGTCTATTAACACACAGCCAGGATCTACACAACCGTTTACAGTTCCGTTTGATTGGGAAATATTGCAAGAGTATAGAGATGCAGAAGGTTACGTAGATAGTAAAAAAATACAAGTAGGATTTTTTGATTCAGACGACGATGGTGTTGTAGATGACCCAGACATGTTTACACAATATGTTGGCGCACCTACAAACTTAGTTGATAAATTTGTAATACAACAAAAGTATACAAATTATGACGGCATTGATGATTATAAATTTGTAAGTTGGAGAACAGCAACTACAAAAATAGTTGCAACAGAAAATGATATTATACAAGCAGGGTTATCGTCGTATATTGATGGTACAGTGTTTTATATTGTAGATGTTGGGTTGTTTAAAGTATATAATGAAGAAGCTGAAACGTTAACACTTACAGTTGATTATAGAGCATATCCTGGAAGAGATAATATTATTTTCCAATATGAACACGCCGCAGACGAAAGTAATAGAATTGATCCAAGTAGTAGTAACATAATTGATGTTTATATGCTAACTAGATCTTATGATACATTGTATAGACAGTGGTTACAAGGTGCAATACCTTTAAAACCAGTAACACCTACGTCAGATAGTTTGTTTACAAATTACGGTAGCGAAATAAACAAAATTAAATCAATTAGTGATGATGTAATTTATCATCCAGTAAAATATAAACCATTGTTTGGAACATCTGCAAATACTGATTTACAAGCAACATTTAAAATAGTAAAAAATGTTGATAAAGTTGTTAATGATAACGAAGTTAAGGCAAATGTTATTTCGGCGATAAACAGATTCTTTGCACTTGAAAACTGGGACTTTGGTGAAACATTTTACTTCTCAGAACTAAGCACATATATTATGAACGAACTAGCACCTAACATTTCGTCAATTGTTATTGTTCCTAATAAAACAAATTCAGCGTTTGGTAGTTTGTTTGAAATTAAAGCAGAAGCAGATGAAATTTTTATTAACGGATCAACTGTTGCAGACGTAGAAATAATATCAGCGGTTACAGCTTCAAAACTTAAAGCGTCTGGTGCTGTAGTAACTGAGATCAACAATAATACTGTTACTTCAGTAGCATTAAGTAGTAGTTCAAGTAGCTCAAGTAGCTCAAGTAGCTCATCAAGTAGTAGTTCAAGCAATGGAGGCTATAGTTACTAATGGCATATGATAATGACCAGCAGGAATTCCCATTACCAAATAATGGTGAAAATAATAAAAAGAGTGTTGCTTTACTTCCTAAATATTTTAGAACACAAACAAATCAAAAGTTTTTAGAAAGTACACTTGATCAAATGGTGCAACCTGGTGTTGCAGAAAAACTTAACGGGTTTGTTGGTCGAAAAGAATCTAAAGCATTTGTAGCAGATGATTCGTATATTAGTGAAATTTCAGATAATAGAGAAAACTATCAATTAGAACCGTCTTTAGTAATTAAAAATGAATTAGGTAATTATACCTTTAGAAAAGACTATATTGATTATATAAATCAAATAGCAAACTTTGGTGGTAATTCTCAGCGTCAAGATAGTCTTAATGCACAAGAATATTATGCCTGGAATCCAAATATTGACCTAGATAAGATTACTAACTTCCGTGAATATTATTGGCTACCAAATGGTCCACAAATTGTAAGTATAGCAGGACAATCACGTGGTGTACAAAGTACATACACTGTTGATCTTTTTAATAATGCAGATAACCTTGCTTATATATTTTCACCAGACGGACAAACACAATTACCGAGCATAACATTATATAGAGGTCAAACATATACTTTTGAAATTAATTCAGAAGGATTTCCGTTTACAATAAAAACAAAGAAAACACTAGATGCTGAATTTAATTATGATGACGGAGTTTCGCAACAAAATGTAGAAAAAGGAACAATTACATTTACAGTACAACCAGGTGCACCTGAGTTGTTATACTATGTTGCAAATAATGATATTAATAACGGTGGATTAATTAAAGTTAAAGACATTGACGAAAATACATTCCTTGATGTTGAATATGATATTATAGGTAAAAAGAACTATACTACTGTTAAAGGTTTAACATTATCAAACGGAATGAAAGTAGAGTTCCAAGGAAACGTTACTCCTGAAAAATATAGTAAGGGCGAATGGTATGTTGAAGGAGTAGGCGATAAGATTGCACTAGTCAGTGAAACTGATTTAGAAGTTACAAGTAGCTATGTTACTGACTTGTCAATACCTTTTGATACAAACTCTTTTGATAGACTTCCTTTTGATAATGCTAGTGGTTACACAAATATTAAAGATTACATTGTTATTAATAGAGGATCACCAGAAAGAAGTCCTTGGTCAAGACATAACAGATGGTTCCATAGAGATGTAATTGAAAAATCAGCGGCATATAATAATCAAGAAATATCAGTAGATCAAAGTGCAAGAGCATCTAGGCCAATTATTGAATTTAATACAGGATTAAAATTATATGCATTTGGCTCGCAAAGTAAAACTAACGTAGATTTAGTTGATACATTTACTACTGACATATTTTCAACTATTGAAGGATCAATAGGATATACTGTTGACGGAATAAAACTTGTTAATGGTATGAGAGTGTTATTTGCAGCAGAAGAAGATATTCGTCAAGCTGGAAAAATATTTAAAGTTTCTTTCATAACACATAAAGGAAACAGACAGATTTCGTTAATAGAGGAAACTGATTCGTTACCTGTTAATAATGAAACAGTACTAGTACTAAATGGTGTTAGTAACAAAGGTAAAATGTTTTATTACAACGGATCGTCATGGAATGAAACACAAGAAAAGACCAAAGTCAACCAACAACCGTTATTTGACTTATTTGACGATTCAGGTTATAGTTTAGGTGATACAAGTTATTATCCTAACACAACATTTACAGGAAATAAAATATTTTCCTATAAAGTTGGCACAGGTAGTAATGATAGTGAACTAGGATTTCCGTTAAGTTATAGAAGTATATCTAATGTTGGAGATATTGTATTTGATTTTAATCTATTAGCAGATACGTTTACATATACCGCTACAGAAATTAGCACTACACTTATTCAAAATAAAACAGACACATGTAACTTAAAAAAGTTTACAGATATTGATTCGTTTACATATGTTAATGCTTGGATCAAAGCACCTACTAACAGTAGTCAGTATGTTTTAAGACAATACACAAGTATAGACAATCAAACAGTTTTTGAAATTGATACATATGATCGAAGTGCTGAACTAACAGATTTAATTATAAAAGTTTTTGTTAATAACACCTTAAATTTTAAAGACACTAACTATACAATTGATACAACATCTCATAATGCAAAAGTAGTATTTAATTCCGAACTTGATGAAAATGACATTGTTTTAATCAAAACTAAGTCTGCAACAATTAAAAATAAAAACGGCCTATACGAAATACCAGCAAACTTTGAACGCAATCCAAGTAATGAAAATATTGAATCATTTACACTAGGCGAAGTTAATGATCATATTGGATCAGTAGTCGAAGAAATTAATAACTTTAATGGGGTGTATCCAGGAAATAGTAATTTAAGAGATTTAGGAAACATTGCTATATATGGTAAAAAGTTTGTACAGCATACTGGCCCAATTAATTTATCTTTATACCATTTAACAGATAAAGACACAAATATAATTAAGGCTCTTGAATTTAATAGAAGAGAATATGCAAAATTTAAAAGAACGTTTTTACAAACTAGTTTAAATACTGGCTTCGACGGAACAGTTAAAGCTCACGTTGATTACATCTTAAAAGAAATAAGCCAAAATAGAAATATAGATATGCCATTTTACTTTAGTGACATGGCACCTGCAGGCGGCGAAAAGAAAATAACGTATACTGTATTTGATACAAATAATCAATTTTATGCACTTACAAAAACACACGACAATACTACATTAAGTGTAAGAGCAGTTACAGTCTACATCAATGATGAGCAGATAATTTACGGTAGTGATTATACATTTAACAATGAAGGATTTTGTGTAATAACAAAGACTACACAAAATGGCGACATAATTAATATATTTGAATACGAGACAACAGACGGATCGTTTATTCCGCCAACACCGTCTAAGTTAGGACTATATCCTAAATTTGTTCCAAGTGTGCATACTGACAATTCATATATAACACCTCGAAAAGTTATACAAGGGCATGACGGATCTAAAATTATAGCATTTGACGATTACAGAGATGACCTGTTACTAGAACTAGAAAAAAGAATATACAATAATATTAAAATATCATACGATTCGTCTATTGTTAACATACATGAATTTTTAGGCGGCGAAGATAGAGACACTGGTATTGCTAAGACTGATATCGATAATGCATTAATTACTGATTTTGCAAGTTGGTTAGCATCAGTTGGCGATGTAGACTATACAGAAAATACAGGTTATGTAAGAGGCAATCCATTTACATATAATTATAGATTTATGACATCACCTAGTGGTAAGCAATTACCAGGTTATTGGAGATCAGTTTATAAGCAAGCATATGATACAGATCGCCCACATACACATCCGTGGGAAATGCAAGGCTTCTTTACTAAACCAAGTTGGTGGGAAACAGTATATGGTCCAGCACCTTATACTAAAGATAATTTATTTTTATGGGAAGATATTGAAAACGGTTTAATTAGACAACCTAATACATCAGTTGTTATTAAAGAACAGTACAAACGATCTAATCTAACACAACACTTACCAGTTGACGAAAGCGGCAATTTAAAAAGTCCGTTAGAAAGCGGATACGCTCAAGGGTTTATTGGAAGTTTAACATCTACACCATTTGTATTTGGTGACGAAGCACCTGCAGAAACAGCCTGGCGTAGAAGTAGCGAATATCCATTTGCATTGGTAAGAGCTTGGTGTTTAAATCAACCTTCAAAAATTATGGGTTTAGGATTTGATAGATCTAGAACTGTAAGAAATAATGCAGGACAAGTTGTTTACGCAGACACTTCAAAAAGAATTAATCTTAAAGATTTAAAATTTCCAAACAATAGCCAAGCAGTTGATGTACGTGTATTAACAGCAGGCTTAGTAAACTTTATTGCAAACTATCTAGCAAGTAATGTTCTTACTAACTATACAGAATATCAAAATAAATTAGCAAGTATTACTAACCAGTTATCATTTAGACTAGGCGGATTTACAGATAAATCTAAATTTAATTTAATATTAGATTCTAGAACTCCGTTAAATGAAGGTAATGTATTCATTCCAGAAGAGAATTACAATATTGTACTTTCGCAGAGTTCACCAACTGACATTATTACATATAGTGGTGTAGTTGTTGAACGTTCTCAGTTAGGTTATATAATTAGAGGTTACGACAGTACAAATCCAGTATTTAAATATTATGGCTATAATGTACTTAATGGCGACCCTGTAGTAAGTATTGGCGGTGTTAGTGAAGCATTTGTACAGTGGAATGAATCTAAACAATATTTAGAAAGCCAGCTAGTAGAATATAACGATCAATACTATAGAGTTAAAGAATCGCATACTAGTACTGAAGCATTTGATGGAAGTAAATTTATAAAACTATCTGCACTGCCAACAGAAGGTGGAAGAGAAGCAATCTTTAGAACATCTTGGAAATCAGAAATATTAAGTTTACCATACGGAACACTACTTAGAACAAGCCAAGAAGTAGTTGACTTTTTATTAGGTTACCAAAGGTACTTAGAATCATTAGGATTTAACTTTGACGGGTTTGATGCTGATATGCAATCAATCAAGAACTTTAAGTTAAGTTCTAAAGAATTTTTGTTCTGGACCACACAAGGTTGGGAATCCGGAAGTTTAATATCATTGAGCCCACTAGCAGACGGTGTAACATTCAAACGTGACTTTACAGTAATTGGTGATGTATTTAATAACTTCTTTGGTTACTCAATATTTAAAGCAGACGGAACCAAACTTAAAGAAGATGTATTAACTGTATCAAGGACTAATGACGAATTTAATATTAAGCCTAAAAATACAGCCGACGGCATATATGCTATTAAATTAGCTGCTGAGCAGACCGAACATGTTATTATACTAGACAATGAAACAGATTTTAAAGATGTAATTTATGATAAGGAAGCAGGTTACAGACAAGAACGAATTAAACTATTAGGATATAGAACAGCAGACTGGGACGGCAGTTTAAATATTCCAGGGTTCTTATATGACAGTGCTGAAATTACTTTATGGCAGCCTTACAAAGATTATGAAATCGGAAGCATAGTTAAAAACAAAGAGTTTTATTATAGTGCTTATAAAAAAGTTTCAGGAATACAAAATTTTAAAGAGAGTGATTGGTTAAGACTTGATGCTAAACCAGAAGCACAGTTACTAACAAATATCAATTACAAAGTTGATCAGTTTGCAGATTTTTATGATCTTGATACTGATAACTTTGATGTAGATCAACAAGAAATTGCACAACATTTAATTGGTTATCAAAAACGTGAATATCTTGCTAATATTATTAATGACGATGTAAGTCAGTATAAATTCTATCAAGGGTATATACAAGACAAAGGTACTAAAAACGCTCTTACAAAATTATTTGACGCACTAGGTGCAACAGATAAAGAAAGTTTAGAATTTTTTGAAGAATGGGCGTTGCGTCTAGGACAATACGGAGCAGCTGACGGATTTGATGAACTAGAAATTAAACTTAGCGAAGAAAAGTTTAAATTAAGTCCACAGCCTATTAGATTAACTAACGAAGATGAAACAGATAATCTTGTTTACAATATACCAGAAACAGATGTTTATCTTAAGCCTAATAATTATGATAACACACCGTTTCCAACTAAGTTTATTCCTGAAGGTCAAACACAAATTAGAACAGCAGGGTATGTTAGAAGTGAAGATGTAAAACATACTGTTGTTAATAAAGACGATATTTTAAATATTGATATTAACACATTAGACAACGGACAATATGTATGGGTAACATTTGAAAACCAAAGTTGGAATGTATATAAACATATTGATAGTGGATTTACTGTTACTGGTGTAACAGCAGATGGAACGTCTGCTATAATAACATTAGATAAACGAAGTTCTTTTGCTACTGACGACATAATTGGTATTACAAACTTAACTGGATTTGAAGGATTTTTTAAAGTAACATCTTCGGCAACTAACACAGTAACAGTTGCATCTACAATAGCACTTGAAGATCCTATTATTAATGCCAAAGGCGTATTAACAAAATTTGCAAGTAATAGAGTACCAACACTAGCAGATGCAAACATATATACACAAAATGTTATTGACAATGGAGAACTTTTGTGGATTGATAATATGGGAGATGATACATGGGGAGTTATTAAAAACTCAGCATCTTATCATGAAAATTTAACAATAGTTAATCCTTTAGAGTCTGACTCAACTAATCCAAATTTTGGTAGTTCAATAACTGCATCTAATGATAATACAATAATTGCTATAGGTGCTCCAAACAATGAAGATGGAAAAGTACTTGTTTATACTAGCGATGACACAACTACAACATTGGTCCAAGAAATTGCACCTATAACCGATATAGCACAAGCAAATTCAAAATTTGGTGAATCAATTACAATGAGCACAGACGGCAAATACTTAGTAATTGCAGCACCAGATGCATCAAATGTAAAATCTAACTTTAAAGATGATTTTAATGCAAGTGTAGAATATCCGTTTGCATCTATTGTTGAGTATAACAACAGTTTATGGAAAGCAAGAAGAATTGTAAAAGGTCAAACAGCAAATGTTGTTTTTGATACATTTGAATCAGCACCACAAGTTAAAGATTACTTGCTAAACAAATATAGTTCGTTTAGTGAATCTACACTATATAACGTTGGAAATATTACAACATACCTTGGAGATATTTACATTGCTGTAGCAAGGTCAAATCCGGGTTCAAGAATACCCGCTAACTGGGAAGCTGTTGGCGAAAGTAAAAATATATTAACAGGTGACTATCCATTACCTAATACTGAAACAGATCACATCTTAGTAAGAGCTCCAGCGGGAGCGTACGAAGGTAGTGTACCTGGAGATAAAGTATACTTTGATTGGAATGAAGTAAGTCATGGTTACGAACCAATTGATAAGTTTGAAATAATTGATATTAAATTTGAAAGTGTTCCTCCTGAGTATGAAAACGTAACAAACGTTACTACAGGTATTAGATTACAAACAAACTTAGAGCATGGGTTGTTAGACGGTGACGAAATATTAGTTACTGATATTCCTAATGATACTATTTCAACATCAGGGTTTGATAATTCAGATCAAACATTGCCGCTTAATGTAGTACAAAATAAAGGTATTACAGGACTGGAATACAACAAGTATTATGTAAAAGTTAAGTCAACTAAAGAAGTTTATTTGTATACAACATATGCTATTGATACACTAGTTGACGGAACAAATAATACACAAGGCGCACAGTTCCAAGGCAGTGCAATTCCTGGAGGAGTCTTCAACGGAAACCTAAGAAAAGTTAGATCACTGTTTGATAATAGAATGATTGGATTTGGTTGCGAGTTAGAATGGGAATTAGACAGCAATGGTACAGTTTATAACCTAACAATTAAAAACGATTTAGCTGATCCAAGTAATCCTACTCCTATTCAAGGTACAGGGTATACTGCTCCTATAATAAAAATTACAGATACTGGCACTGGCAATAGTGCAACAGCATCGGCAACGGTTACAAACGGTAGAATAACTGCTGTTAATTTAATCACAGGCGGAGTTAACTATACTAATAGTACTATTAGTGTTGAAATTATTGATACAGACGTTCGTGTAGACACTAACTGGCTTACAAGTAATGTGCATACAGTTCAAAGTAAAGTAGATGAAATATTTTATATACTTGATCCACTAAACGTTCCTGTAATAGGGGACGAAATAACAACTAGTACAGGAAATGCAACAGTTGTATATACTAAATTTGAATTAGGTAAACTAGTAATATACGCTAACAGTAAAAATGGTGTGTTTACTGAATCAGGAACACTTGAAATAAGTTCAACATTTAGAATTGGTGAATTTATAAGACCTGCACATGAAAAAATTGAAACTAGTGATGTATTGGGCGGATATTGGAAAATATCATTAGATACTATTGAGCCTGGGTTTAAAATTAATCCAAATGCAAGATTAGTTGATTACGCTCCTAGTATAGTACTAAAAGACGTAAGATTAGTTGGCGATGTGTCAGCACCACTTCCATATAAGTCAAGTATACAAAGTTTGCTTAGTATACCGCCAGTACAACTTACAACTGGTAAAGTACTTCAAAAGCAAAGTCATTATATTACTAACATAAGTTATAACGGTAATGCTAACACAGCCGCTGATGCAAGAATTGACTTGTTATCACCAAAATGGTTACTTAGAGCAGACAAGACTATAAGTGACAAAGTTGTTGCAGACCGTGCAGCAGGATTAAATCCTAAGGTTGGTGTTTGGTTAAACAAGATTACAAATATAGATGGCACAATAGCTGACGAAACATTTAGTGGATTAACTACAGAAATTATTAATGGTACTCATGTACCTAGTGATATATGGGACGGATACGTTGATGTATTATTAAGTGATACAACTAATCAAGTATCGATTGGAGATACACTAGTAGAAGGCACTAACGGTAAAGCTGAGATTGTTTATTACCAACGAGACGGTAATGATGCAAGATATTATATCAAAGTTATTTCAGGATCATTTACACAAGGTGCAGATTACGGTCCTGCTGGCGCACAAAGTTTACCAGCATACGAAATACGCTTTATTGATTCAGTACAAACTCAGTCAAATGTAATAGGTACATCAATAAGAACTTCAATTAGTGATAACACAATTGGTAAATTATTTGTATTTGATCATACACAGAACTTACCAATACCAACACGAAATAGGGCAACTGATATTGCTTCGTTTGATAGTGATGTAATATCAGGATTTGATTTAGAGTACTTTACATGGGTAGAAGAAAATAGAAACGGAACACAGCGTTTATCACTAGTTCCTGAAGTTGCAAATAATGATTGGGAAAAGGTATATAACATACCAGTAGTTAATACAGCACTTGCAAGTTCGTTTACTAACGAAGGCGTATTTTATGTTTATGAATATAATACAACAACTTCGAGTTATGACTTAGTAAATGGGTTTATATTACCAAATAGGATAAGTGAAAGAAGACTAGGACAACAATTAAAAATAGTTAAAACTGGAGAGTTGTACAAGTTACTAATAAACAGTAAAGAAGGCGCAGGCAAGATTTACTCAGTACTAAAAGGTACAAGCGAAACTGGCAAAGTATATGACTGGCAATTATCTAAAGATGACAAGTTTAGAGGCATTTATAATAATTCAATAATATATTATATTGATGACATTGTATATTACAATAATAATTTTTATAAAGCATTAACTAACATTCAAGGCGAAGCATTTACAGCATCTAAATGGATACTGCTTAACGACCATATTGATTTTATTGGATCTATTCCTAACACACTAGGATATAATTATGCTGAGGATTCAACGTTAGAGAATGATGTAACAGATTTTGGATCATCGTTTGATGTTAGTGATGACGGAAAAACAATTGCTGCAATATCGGCATACGGTGATATAAAGCGTGTATCAGTTTACAAGTATCATGATGAACATTATAACTTATACCAAATTTTAGAAATTCCAAGCGATGCAATAG